GAAAACATTGAGGTTTTACATAATGATGTTCTTTAGCCATAATTTAATTCCTCCATTTTCTTAAAAATAAAATAAGCCACCTAACACAGGCGACTTTGTTTGAAAGTTTTCGTTATTTAATTTTGTTCATATACTCCATAGGTTTATAATCCTTAGAGTTCTTAAATGAGAATGAATTAGCAGCCATCATATCATTTATATCTGCTTGTCTTCCCATCCTATATTCTAAAAACATCTTCATGAATTGATAATATGTCATATCCCAAACATTCAATATATTGATTCCCACCTTATTATGAGTACAATATTTTACAATCATATTTGGCAATGTATAATCATCATCCACAGATGTTTGTTTTTCTTTTTGTTCACTCTTATGTTTTGCTAATTTCTCAGCAATCCGTTGAGCTAACTTATTTTTATATTTAGGTTTTTCAACTTCTTTCTCAGATTTAATTCCTAATATAACTTGTAGAAACGCACGAAATTCATCAAAATTACTATTATCAATTTTCCCTATTTCGTTGAATATTTCCTTTCCATCATCGTCCTTCTCATAAGTGCCAATGAGAAAAGCATTCTGTTCTGGATTGTACTGAAAATCATCCATAACAAAGAAACTAATCATGTAGGCAAGAAAATCTGCACGATTCATTCCGAATGTAAGTAAATTGTAAATAGTATTTTTATTTTTTTCTTCTTCGTCCAGGGAATTGAATTTTTCAGTAAGACCGAATGTTTCAATAAATTGCTTCTGAGTAATAGAAATATAAGAAAGAAAAATATTGAATTGTCCATAGGTTATACGTCTTATGTCTCTAAGAGTAGGACATTTAACATGACCTATACCTTCATAAAAATAAGGTTCATCACAGAGATAATCATAATCTGAAAATCCTTTCAAATATCACACCTCCTTGATTTTAAAATCAGGAATGTTATATTTGAGTTGCCGTCCATAATAACTGGACTGTGGAACAGTATAGCCAATGTCATCAAGACTTGGTTTTCCAATTCCTAAATCATCAGAATCACGTAGAAGCCTTTCTATAATGTCTGTAAGAACGTCTGCACGATTACCCATGTAACTTTTTACATTAGATTCCATTTGCATACAATTACGATGCACGAAAATCCAAATATACAAGTTCATAGATTTTACGGTACGATTTGTACCTCTACAAACTGTTTCTACACAAACAAAAGGCATAACTTCTTCCTGCGTTCCATCAACATAAGGATAATCAAATACTTGTTTATACTCCATGTCGTTTTTCTCATCATCAGTAAAATCTTCCTTACGCAACATTACTTTTGCAAATTCATCAGATTCTAATAGACGAGAAATTACTTTTGACTTGACAAAAGCCAAATCTCTAGCAACTGATTTTGTCATAATATACCTCCGATTTATCCTACAATAGTAATAGTTGTTTCAGATAAAATGTTACTTTCATTGTCGAGAACTTGTAGTGTAAATGTACAGTCGATTGCCTTATCATCTGTACATTTTAATTGTATTTTATTACCTGTGATATTTTGAGTGATTTTGAAGTCTGACTTGACATTCCATGTGAAGTTTGGCTGATTTTCAAAATCAGAGAAAGTGACTGTCCATGTTTTTGCTCTACCATATCGGAGAGTATCTCCACCTGTGATTGTGACAGATGTAGTTGGATTGTCTGGCTTTGATGGTGGGAGAGTAGGAGTAGTAGGGGATTTGTAGTTGCAGATCCATAAATCTTGTCTATCCGTCACTTTATTAAGTTCATCTTTATCGGCAATAAAACTTAATATTCCACCATGATCTTTTCCGAAAAGATACAATACATCATCACTTCTTGTTATCTCAAATACTTTTGTTGGCAATTGTCCAGTCTTTACTCTGTCAATGAACACTCTACGTCCATCAAGAGTCGTTCCATCATCATCTTCTGGAATCCAAATTGTAAAGTTATTTGATGTAAGAATGATTGTAGAATTGCCGCTTCGTCCGTTATCATATTTGCTGGCACTGGTAAAGTTAGCCCAACGTCTTATAATTTTCCCGTCATCATCTTGCCATATTAATTCATACTGACATAATATAGCAGTAGCCTTTTCGCATACTCCATTATTACCAGGATAACCACTAATCAACCAATACTGGTTCTCAAACTTCATATACATTCCTGCTTTCAACGTACCAATAACTGCAAAAACAGAACGCTCTATAGATTTAAGTTGCGTATTAGCTAAATTATCCATAATAATAACTCTTGTTTCTCCAATTTCTGTCATATCTGAATTGCATAAAATAACTGTTTTAGCTATATCTGTAGAAAGAGCTTCCGCAAAAGCATCTTCTTTATAATCTAAAAAAGCATCATTCTCAAAACCACCTGTAATATTAGGTCTTGTTTCAGGTGTCATTAAATACCATTCTTGCATTTAGACACCTCCTAATCATAAGCAGAAGGAGTTTGCTTATATATCATTTCGTCTAATTCTTCTGATACTTTTTCAAGTTCATTCAATGTAGCGGTTTTGCTTCCATTTGATCCATCAATAGACAGATCTTTAGAAACAATGCTGATACGTTTATTAACTTTTGATAACTCACGTTCTTGATAAAATTTCTTCATCATAAGACCAAGAGTATCTATTGTGTATCTTTTTAATTTAGAATCAAACTCATTTAATTCTTCATCAAAATTGATGGAGTCAATCTCAAAAGAATATTTTCCAACTGCTTTTAAAAACCATACTTTTTCAAGTCCTTCTGGTATTATAACTTTGTCTTGAAATGTACTATGGAAGCTATTTATGACTTCCGTATAAGTTGTGTTTTTCTCCATCAATTCACCATCCTTATACTTGTAATTTTGTATAATCCTCTACTGCACGTACTTTATTATAGTCATTAAAGTTTCCTTTTCGGATGAATCCCATAATAGCGTATTTTTCTGCTCTAGTCACAACCATAGAATGTAATGCAGATTCAAAATCTTTTATTGATTTGATAGCAAATAAATCATCAATACGTTCTTTATTAATTACATTCTGTTGAGAAGTTTCTGTTTCAAAATCCGCTTCAATTCTCGTAGGTTTATCTTCAATATAAAGAGTTGCATGAGAACCTTGACCGTCTATTCCTGTGAATAAAAGATTTCCATTCTGAACCTGTGAAATAATTTCACCTCTGGATAATCTTACTGTTCCGTTTGGTGGAATAGTAACATCTCCATTTGTTTCAATTCTTTGGAATCCTGTTGTCCATTCTGCAATACTTCTTACAGTAACTTTTTTTTCAAGATTAAAATCCTCTTCAACATCAACTGGGGTTTCTTCTATAACAATTTCTTCTGTTGGATTTACTTCTTCAACTTTTTTTGTAGTGGTAGTAGTTGTTCTTTTTGTTGGCATTTTAAATTCTCCTTATCGACTATATTTCTTTCTTAACGATTAAATTGTGTGAATTACTTTTCTATATAGATCAATTATTTTATCCATTCGTTCTGTTTTCTTAAATGTATAATAAGGCATACCGTTTTTCTGATTTATAAGTTTTTTCTCATAACGAATACCAAATGCCATGATGAAACAAGCAAGCCTTTTAGAATAGCAATGGAAATAATCTCTCATAATGTTGACTCCTTTTGACTAAGTAAAATAGAGCCACAAATAATGTGACTCTATTCACAATAAGACTATATAATATTACCTTTGATTAACAATTAATCTGCTAATGAATCAAGGTTTGTATCATGGATCATCCCTACACGGAATTCCTGACCAGGAACAACAAGACATCCTACTTCAAGGTCAAATCTTGAAATTAACTGACCAGTTGTAATGTCATTACCAGAGATAGATGTAAGACCACCACGAGTAACTGTATAAATTGGAGATTGTCCACCTGTAGGCATTACAAATCCAAGACCTGCTGGAAGCATTGTTTCAAAATTAGTTCCATCTGCTGTAAGAGTAGTCATATCATAAGCGTTTGGAATTTCGCTCAGAGTTGTACCATTGTATACACCCATCAGACCAGTGTTATGAATCTCGTTCATAACTGCTTCGGAAATTCCATTTACAGTAGGTGTAACACCTTGGTATCCTGCAAATCCATTGAACTGAGAAATAAGTGCATAATCACCAGATACGGTTGGCTTACCAAAACGTCTAACTTTAGAAATAACTCCATCAACACCAGTCTTTGTAAGACCACTTCCTTCAAAGAAGTATTTTACACCAGTTGCGTTTTTGATTGCTTTGTATACAGTATCAACAACATATTTTGCTGCTTTATTTCTAATCTGAACACGTACCTGATCCTGTAATTCGTTCTCGTCACTCATATCACCAAGAGCAGCTTTTCTATAATCTACAGCATAACCGCCAGAAATGGTGATTGTAGAAATCGGTACACGTTTCTTTCTGATTACAGGGAACTTAACATCCTGACCAAGAGCCTGCTCATTTGCAGAAAGATTTGCAAACTCTGGAATTTCAATTTCACAAGATTCGTTGTAACCAATTGGTTTGTAATTACCATAAATACCAAGTAATTTGATTTCCTGTAATAGAACTGGTTGCATAGCGAATCTACGAATCTCATTTAATTCGGAGATGGCAGATAAATCATTATTACTTGCCTTCTCGTTTAATTCCTTAATGTATTTAGCAGCTACATCTGCTTTCCTGCTATAAGGTGCAAGATCTTTTCCATCTCTCATTGCAGAGAAAATTTCTACAATTGCAGATTTCCCATTAATTTTTCCGCTAACAAAATTAGCATCTTTTCTTTCATTATTTAATTCAAATGTATAAGACATTACTTTATTCCTCC